TTATTTTATGTTTGATAATGGATTTAGTGAGGTTGCTTCCTCAAGATGATCTGGCGCAAAATGAGCATAACGCATTGTTGTTTTAATGTCAGTATGTCCCAGTATTTTTTGTAATACTAAAATATTACCGCCGTTCATCATAAAATGGCTGGCAAAGGTATGACGCAGTACGTGGGTTAATTGCCCCTCAGGTAATTCGATCCCCGCCCGTTCAATTGCTCTTTTAAAAGCTTTTTCATGTGTTCCGCTAAAAATCTTATTATTTCGTTTGGGAATTTGGTTATATAGTTTTTTCGTAATTGGTACCGTACGATTGCGACGCCCTTTTGTTTTTGTGTAGGTGATTTTATAAGGTTGTATTTGTGTTAACTTTAAATTGGCTATTTCAGACCAGCGCGCCCCTGTTGACAGCCCAATTTTGACCATTAATAGCAAATTAGCAACGTTGCTACTTGCACATTCATCTAATAATAATTTTATTTGTTCATTAGATAAGAACGCCATTTCTGATTCATCGGTTTTAAATTGTTTGATATTGCCGATCGGGTTGGGTTGATTCCATTCGCCAAGGCGTGCCAGTTCGTTAAACATGGCGCGCAAATAAACCAACTCAAGATTAAGTGTTCTTAACGATATTGTTTTAACTGAATCAGTTCGATAAATTTCGCCGTTCATGCGCTTTTTGCGGTAATCTGTAAATGTTCTAGTAGTGAAATCATTGACTAAAGGATCATTAGTTGACCGGCAAATAAACTCAAGTATCTTCTTTACTCGCTCGCCGTCTTTTAGTGTCTGCCCGTGGGACTGGTACCAAGTATTAACCAAATCAGACATACGCCGGCGATCTTGTTTTTCAGCTATCCACGGCTTAGTCGCTGCTTGTTCATCAATATAATTTTCATATGCTAGCGCTTCGCCTTTCGTGCCGAATGTTTTACGGATTCTGCGCCCACCGTCTAAATATTTTTCAAACAGCCACTTGCCGCCGGATTTTTTACGTACACTCATCCCAGAATTTTAGCCTTTTGCGCTTGGAATTCTTCTTCTGTGATAATGCCCTTTTCTTTTAATGATGCTAGGCGTTCTAATTGCTCAAATGGGTCATTACTAGCGGCATTTTGTTGGGTGTTTGTGCTTTGCTCTTTACTTTGTTTTAGTTCTTCTATTGCTTGCTTAACCATGTTGGTAAATGGTACCACGCCTTTTTTTGAAACATTTTCGACTGTGTAAGTGTGTCCGTCGGCGGCGATTGTAATTTCACCTGATAGAAATTTGGTTTCCCCACCAACTGATGAGATATGACTTAAATCTAACGCAACTTGTTTTAATCCAAAAAAAATTCCTTTATCTAAAAATATTACCCTATGATTGGTTAAAATAATTAACCATGTTTTACCGTCCATTTTTCCCGATGAAACAGCGATTGGCGCTTCGCCGGGCATTGCGATTTGCGGAAAGTGCAAAAATTCTTTTTTTGTAAAAAAACCGTCATCATTAGAAAGTTTTTTTAATCGTTCAAATTCGGCTAGTAATTCAGCCTTTGTTGCTGTTTTATAATCAATCATTTCTACTGCTCCTTTAATTTCTTTCATTATTTAGTTCTTAAAAATACTACTCTTTAATAACTGATATTCGTCATCAGTAATAGCGCCACTATTTTTTAGTGCTGCAATTCGCTCCAGTTTCTCTAATGCCTCGGTCGAAACCTCGATTGCTCCCCTTTCTTCTGTTCCCCTATTTATCCCAGGATTTCCATTGCCAGTACAAAGCCATATAGGATTAACTCCGGTGTCTAGAATACATGTCAAAACAAGATCGTGAGGGAAAGATTCCCTGTGTATTCTATTTCCTATAACGCTGGCAGAAACTTTCATTAAATCGGCAGCATCTTTAATTGTTCTCACATCATAAGCAATCATTATTCTTTCTATAACATTTCGAATATTTAAATCATATTCCATTTAATCACCTCAAAAATAATAACATATTGTTATTGACACTTAACAATACGTGATGATAATCTATAAAACATAACATAACGGATGGACTTTAACCGTCAATAAAGGTCAATAATTCCAAAGAGGACATAATGCACTATGCAAAACGCAATTTCAATCAATTTAAATACAGCGCCGTTTGTCACCGTCGATCGATACTCCGAATTAACGGGGCTACCGGTCGAAACGGTCAAAACGCACATCAAAAAGGGGCTTATCCCAACCAAAAAAAAACCGGTATCAGAAAAATCGAGCCGCACCCGCACCCTGATCAATATGTTTGAGATTTCGGCTGTAGCGGCATCGGAAAGCAAGATCAAAATCAATCTAAATTTTGGAGGCTAACATGAGCCACGCAATCTATTTGAGCCCTAAATCGTCTAATACGCCTACTGTGATCTACGTTCGCGTAAATCAACATAATTCGGCAGGTTGGATCGAAAAAACTAACGGGCAAACAATTAAATTATTTAAAAAATTAATTTCTCGATGAGGTGTTTATGTTTGGTGATGAATCAATAGAACGGGCTAATGAATTGAAATTTGAATGCGATGCAATAAAAAAAAGCATTTTAAAAAGTGCAGAAAATCTGCACTTAGATCCATCTCATCTTGCTGATGAATTGATTAAAGCCTTTATAAAGGTAAATCAACATTATCATCATCAAGATCACGCTGAAAACGATGTGAAAGCGCACTGATAAAATCAGCTAGATTTTCAGCATCAGCTTTGTTCATTTTTATTTCCTCTTTTTTTGTTAGGGAATTTAATTATAACAGGTTCTTTTTTTGTTGGGGAACAAAAAAGAAGTGCGGGGCTAGGCGCACTAAATCCTAGTCATTTTAGGGGGTTACATGAACGCAATACCAATACCAAACACTCAAACAAATATCCCACGTAATTTTTTACGTGATTTTCACCAAATTTTGAGCAGTAAGCGCAGTCTGGCTCGTGCCGCGTTTAACCGATTGGCACCGGATCAAAAACGGCTGTTATTGCTAGCTGCGGACGTTGGCGCTCGATACAGTCACGTCAACGCAGACGGCGCACCCGCGTACACGTTCAATTTAAATTTTGATTCCCTCACAGACGACGAGATCGACCGATTGAAACGGGGATTAAACAAACTGCAAATAATTATTAATTCGTTCGCGTTGTGTGAGCGGGACGATTTTAAACGGGAGAATCGACAATGACAACAGCACCAAAAACACCAAAAACACCAGAACTAACACGCCAATTGTTCGTAACGATAAATGATGCCAAGCGTGATTTACGCCGCGGGTTGTGTGACGTTTTTACTGCTAAGTTGGAACGGTTAGCCGCACATATTCGTTCTGACGATCTGAGTGCGTCCGAGGCGGCGGATCTACTGCGTGACGAGGCGGAATACATGCGCGAACAAATGCGGGAGGAACTTTAACGTGGCTGATTTAGCGGATATTGCTCAGGAACGGATCGACATTTTTACCACTGCCGCGCTGAGCAACAAACACGTTTACACCGGTGAATCGGCACGTTTCTGCATCAATTGTCAGGAGCCTATCCCCGACGAGCGCCGTCGTGCAATACCCGGTTGCAGTCTGTGTATTGACTGCCAACGCGAGGAGGAACTACAAGGGCGAAATTTTGTTTAGTTGTCATTTTCGTCCAATTGGACGTAGATCGGGGCTGAGTTACGCAGCACTCATATATAGAAATTTTTTTGGAGATAACTCAATGTTTAACTCGTACAAAATCGTGACCGTTTCGGATTCTCAATTTGAACTAATTGCCCGCGGTTGTATTTCAGCGGTTATTGTTAATGATCCCGTCCTACCAGAAATACAAAAAACAGAACATTTTATTTTAGCCCACGGCGACGCCGCAATGATTGCTCGTGTGGATCGACATTATCCCAGCGCTATCACCGGCCGCGTGGTTATTGAATTTAGTTTAGTTGAACCGCGCAGTCACAACGAACAATTCGAGCTAACCGAATTGTGCGTAGAACAACTCAAACGGAGTTTTTGCCCTCAAATCTGGAGCTAAATATTATATGTGTGTAGAAAAAATAAAAATCCGACATCCTCTATTGAGGTATTTTGGCGGTAAATTTAGACTGGCCCCGTGGATAATTTCGAATTTTCCTAACCATTCTGTTTATGTTGAGCCGTTCGGCGGTGCGGGTAGTGTTTTGCTACGAAAAAATAAAATCGCCCGCGAGGTTTATAACGATATTGATTGTTCAGTGTTTAATTTATTTAAAATTTTACGCAATCCTCAATCTGCAAAAAAATTAATTCAGTTAATCGCGTTAACCCCGTTTCACAGAAACGAGTATCTAAACGCCTGTTATTGCAATAGTTCTGACGAAATAATTCAGGCTAGTCAATTATTAATCAGATCGTTTATGTCGTTTTCTTCAAATGGGGTACATCAAAAAAATTCTGGGTTTTCTGGTGGCACTAAAAAGGGGGGCACCACCGATGCAACAACGTGGGCAAAAATACCTGCTAATTTGTTGGCAATTGTTGAGCGATTACAGGGGGTGATTATTGAAAATATTTCCGCGATCGAATTGTTAGATCGGCACGACAGCCCAGAAACCCTATTTTATTGCGATCCGCCCTACCTGCACGCAACCAGAACAACTACCACGGGATATCAATACGAGATGACGTTGGTTGATCATGAAATTTTTTTAAACAAAATTAAACGCGTCGAGGGGCGGGTTGTTATTTCCGGTTACAACAGCGAGTTATATAACGACATGCTAAACGATTGGGACAGGAAATGCACTAATGCACGAGCTGCGTCACAACGTGGCTCAATAATTAGGACTGAATGCATTTGGATTAAATATTGAAATTAGAGGAAAAACGGATGACTGTCCAAAAATCATTTTTAAAATGGGTCGGGGGGAAGTCCCGTATTATCGACCAATTGTTACCTCATCTCCCTGTGTCAGACACTCTACGGCTGATTGAGCCGTTTGTTGGTGCGGGTAACGTGTTTGTAAACACAAATTATAAAAATTATCTGTTATCAGATAAAAACAGCGATTTAATTAATGTGTACGTTTGGCTGAAAAATGACCTCACGAGGTTAATTAACGCTACCAAAAAATTATTTGATAACGACGTTGATTTTTATCAGATACGCACTCAGTTTAATTGCCGGCTATTTCCCCCGTCGTCGTTGGAACGTGCGGCGGCGTTCGTTTATTTGAATCGTCACTGTTTTAATGGAATCTGTAGATATAACCAGCGTGGCGAGTTCAACGTACCCAGCGGCAAATATAAACGCCCCTATTTTCCGCAGGATGAACTGATCTCATTTAGTAATAAATTGATATCCGTACCCACTGACATTATGGCGGCGGATTTTACCACAATAATTAAATCTGCTGGTTTTGGCGACGTTGTTTATTGTGATCCGCCGTATATATCAGGTACCAAAAACGATATTTTTACCGGTTACACCGCTCACAAATTTAACTACCCAGTTACTAAATTATTACACGATTTACTCGTCCACGCTGTCCAACGAGGTGCGTCGGCGATCGTTTCTAATAGCGATAACCCAGTCGTACGAGGCATTTTTAGTGAGTTTGAAATTTACGAAATCGACGCCCCGCGCTCAGTTGCAGCCAACGGCAACCGCAGATCGGCACGTGAAATTATTGCTGTTTTAACGCCGGATATGGTTTAGAGGGGGGTGAGCATGAACGTACTATCACTATTTGACGGCATCAGCTGCGGCCGTGTTGCGCTCGAACGTGCAAATATTCCCGTATCTAAATATTATGCTAGCGAAATTGACAAATACGCAATCCAGATCAGTCAAAAAAACTATCCCGATATTATTCGTTTAGGAGATGTAAATAATTGGGAAAGTTGGGATATTGACTGGTCTCAGGTTGATCTGATTCTGGCCGGCTCTCCCTGTCAGGGGCTCTCATTCGCAGGTAAACAACTGGCATTTGACGACGCACGCTCAGCGCTATTTTTTAGATTTGCTGAAATATTGGCACATGTTCAGTCACTCAATCCTGATGTTAGATTTTTACTCGAGAACGTACGAATGAAAAAAGAATATGAGAACGTGATTACGTCAATTGTTGGTGTTGAGCCGGTCATTATAAATAGTGCGTTGGTATCAGCGCAAAACCGTAAACGATTGTATTGGTGTAATTGGAATGTAGAGCAACCAGCAGACAAATGTATTTTTTTACGCGATATTTTGTTGGAGGATTGCTACGCATTAACCGACAAATCACAAACAATATTAACCACATTATTCAAGGAGAATGAAAAATCGATGCTGAAACGGAAAAAAATGGGGTTAATTGTTAGCGATCATTTATGTTCTGATGCCTGGTTAAAATGGTGGCGTAAAAACGGCGATTTTCAAGCACAAAAAAAATACTCATGCATTTGTAACCATGCGCAAAAGGCTATCACATTAACCGCTCGTCAATACGCCAGCTGGAATGGTAATTTTTATCAATTGGGCGACAAAAAATTTAGAAAACTGACACCTGTCGAATGCGAACGACTTCAGACATTACCGGATAATTTTACCGAGGGGGTTAGTAACTCCCAACGCTATAAAATGTTGGGCAACGGCTGGACAGTTGATGTTATTGCATACATCCTCAGATCAATGAAATAACATGACCACCTCAATCATTCAGCGATTACCACCAATCAGCGATAGGGCGCGATTTGCCCTGTCTGTTGTTGTTCGTGATTTTTACGATCGCGTCGGGCAATTTTTGCCAAAAAAATTTATTCAACCCAAATCGCCGCGTAACACTGAGCGTCGGGCGCCGGCTGACCTGTCAATTATTGAGCGCCCGCTGTGGGAACAAATTCCGCATGAGTATAGCTATTTTCACCCATTTTTTAGTGATACACCGCAATTTGTCGGTAGTTATTTTGCTCGTAAATACGGGGAACTATACCAAAAACGCGGATCCAATGCTGCCAACACCTATTTACGGACGTGCGGATTAACCCGTTGTACGCGCGTGCAGGCGCAGTATACGTTTAGCGCGGGGGGTAGTTTAATTGCTCAGACGTTTTACAGGCAATTGTCGTCCCTGCCAACGTTAGACAAATCCGACGTTGACACGCTCAGTCAAAAAATTGGTGATTATTTTCATAATTTGGTGTTGCAATATCTGGATACTGACGAATTTAAATTGACATCGGCCGATTCAACCGTTGACGAGTTGCCTCTCTATCGATTTGCCCTGGAGCAGTTGTCTGCGTTAAAAATCACCGCCCCCTATTACACTGAATACAAAAAAAATCAGATTACAGGGCACCAAATTGTTATAGCGCTCGCTAAATTGTCAGACGGTAACTGGTGGAAAAATCAGCTCCGCCGCCGCTGGGCATTCCAGCGTGAACATTTGGCGATCGCCGCTGGGCAGGTTCAACGGTTAGCCAGTCCATACGCCAGTCGCACCTGTGTTGGTGAATGGCGCGAACAGAAACGCAAAAATCGAGAATGGCTCAAAAACCAATGTATCGAAAATGCCGAAACCGGCGAACAATTCGAGCTGGTTTTGCAGGTTGACAAATCGAACGCCAACCCGGCGATCCGTCGCTGCGAACTGATGATCAGGATGCGAGGGTTTGAGGATATCGCCGACGAATTCGGTTATCAAGGGGCATTTATAACATTGACTGCGCCATCAAAATATCACTCTGTACATGCACAAGGCGGGTTTGTTACCAATTGGAGCGGCGTCACACCACGCGACACACAGCGTTATTTATGTGGCGTCTGGGCAAAAATTCGTGCCAGCCTCAATCGTCGTGGTATTCAAATTTTTGGTTTTCGGGTTGCTGAGCCGCATCACGACGGCACCCCACATTGGCATATTTTGGTATTTATGCGCCCGGAACACAAACAACAGTTACACGACATTATGCGGAAATACGCACTAGACGAGGACGGCGACGAGCCAGGAGCGCGTGAAAATCGATTTAAATTTGTTGATATCGATAAACAGCGGGGGTCTGCCACAGGGTACATCGCTAAATATATTTCAAAAAATATCGACGGTTACCAACTGTCCGATGAGGTCGACGACGAAACCGGGTTGAATTTACGGGATATGGCCAGAAATGTTTCTGCCTGGGCGAGCCGTTGGGGGATTCGCCAATTTCAACAAATCGGCGGTGCGCCAGTGACGGTTTGGCGTGAATTACGCAGGCTCGGCAGTCAAAAAATTGATAGTCCCGAAATTGATCCTGTTCTGGCGGCAGCAGATGCTGGGGACTGGGCAGCATACACCGAACTACAGGGGGGCGCAACAGTTAAACGCCGCGAACTGCGCGTTAGATTGTCGTACGAATCGGAACAAAACCAATTTGAGGAGGACGTCAAAAAAATTCGGGGGGTCTACTCACCTATTATTGGCGCCGTCTCATTTGTTTGTACACGGCTGATTAAATGGTTGATCGTACAAAAAAATAGGCGCGACAGCGCCCCTCGGAGTTCTGTCAATAACTGTACGGAGGTTGAAAAATCACCAACGGACGATCAGCGTCTAAAAATCAAAAAAGAACTCAAAAAAAGGAATATTTTATTTGATAATTGGCATATAGATGGTTTGCTTGCTGGAAGTTTAATCAGTTTTAATGAAAATATACTCTTCAAATGGCTTGGAAATAGATTGATTGATATAAATTTACCTAATTTTTCATCAACAAATGAAAGTATGCTTATAAAACGTAAAAACATCAAACAGATATTTGGTAAAAAAATTAAGCTAATATATCCAGAATTATTTAATGAGGTTTTAGATAACTCAAAAATACTGGCGGCTGAAACTTTATTAAAAACCAGATTACAAGATGAATTTATTAAAAAAATGTATGAGCCGGAAAATATAATCAAACCAACAACAGAACAGAGATCATCAAATGATATGTTAGATAAAATTTTCCAAACCCTAGAAAAGAAAAATATTAAATTTAGCGATTGGCTTAAAAACCCAAATATTTTGACCAGTTTTTAATAGGTGGAATGATGAAAAATAGAGATTCAAAGGAATTTTTAAGAAGATTTAAAAATACATTAACCAGGCGTTATATATTAAGAAGAGAATTGTCAAGAGGTGGCGACGATGTAACTTTGTTTACATATGATCGTAAATCTAAAAAAAATAAAATTGTTAGATTTTTCAATTTTGCAGATACTCCTAATATCACATTACAAAAAATACTCAATGATTTTGATCGTTTTAAAATAAAAGAAGTCAGTCAACATACTAACATTTTAACTATAAACGAAATCAATGTATTTTCTGATATGATGAACTTTGATTATATAGGATTAGATGCTGATTACTTTGATTGCGTTTCATTAGAAGAAAGAGCAATTAACTACATTCCAATGTTTGAACGTTACCGAATCATTTATAGCATATTATCTGCTTTATTACATTGTCATGAATATGGCTTGTTTCATCAAAATGTAGGACCTCAAAACATATTTGTTTCAGAAAAAGAGGTAAAACTATCCGAGCCGAGTTCTTGGGTTATTCCTATACATCATTGCTATTCAATTTATAAAGAATATGAAGCACCAGAATTTAAAAAAGGCAATATAGCAAATGAACAAACGGAGATTTATTCAGTTGGGAAAGTATTTAAATATTTAAACACAATAAATGGTGATAGTAATAACATAGCAGATATGATTATACAAAAAGCAACAGCATTTGATGCTGCCGCAAGATTTAAAAGCATATTTGAGTTTAAGCAAGAAGTAAGCAAACTCATAGAGTTGAGTAGATATTTATAAAACCAAAAACACAGTTTGTAAAAACTGTTCAGGCGTCTATACCGTTTAGGAAAAATACACATGTTGACAATAAAACTAAAATCGATATATATTAAAAATACGTTAGCAAAATCTAGCGTCAGACGTGGAAATCTGAATTTTTACAGGAGCGCAACCGCTTAAGCGGTATTTTTATGCGTTAAACTTAGTCACATCTTTTCAATGGTGGGCTGAGTGGGTCAGCCGTAAGGTTGGCTGGTCTTCCTGTAAGCCAGTTTCCACACCTGCTTGGTTCACCTCCAGAGCGTGGAAACTCTTTAGGTGATTAAACTTTTTTACAGGAATTTAATCATGAAAATCTCACAAATTACACCCGTTGACACATCAGAAAATGTTGTTATTCATTTAAATCAATTCGCAAAAATCGAACAGGCCGAGACAATCGCCCGCGCTTGCATAAACGCACATTCAACCCCTGCCGATTTTATGGTTATGATTTGCTGTATAGCGGATTTATTGCATGCAGTGATTGAAAAAACAGAATAAAATAAATATTAGGTGGTCGATGCTCTTGCTTATCAGGGAAAATTCATTTATCATCAAAATACGTTAGGTAACTCACTTTCTATACGGTGATCGGGTATCAGTGGTGGTACACTGTACCCCTTAAGGCTCTTGGTTGAGCCTTAATTCTTTATAACTGCTTCTTAGTAATTTTTTCAGCTTCATCCTCTGTTAAATCTAAAATTAAACCTTCTCTAATAGGTGAATTTATCGTCTGATTAAAACCGCTAAATAGTTTTATATAAAAATCAATAACATAATAAAATTTTTTCTTGAAATTTTCGTTTTAAATTAATATACTGTATTTAATTACAGTATATTAATTTTCATTAGGAGCTACTCAAATGGGTGATATTGAACTAAAAAATCAAATTAAATTAGAACGTGCAGAATTTATCAGTAGGTTGATGATTGATGCCGAATTATCTCAACGTGACGTTCAGATTGGATTGTGTTTGCTGCATGAATCTCTGTTAAAAATACAAAAAAACACTGAACATAAACCTAACTCGATCAACTCGGATTAACCATGTCCAATGCCAGTTGTGGGCTAATATCACGGCTGGCCAAATAGGTATTTATCCGCCCCAATCCACGCGCGCTAGGACTTAAAACCCGATCAAATTCCGATTTTATTCTAAACGTCAGGCCGCATTCAGGATCAGAACACGAACAATATTGATAGTTTAACAGTTTATGAGTGCGTGCGGTTTTTGTGATCACTGCGCGTTGTCCGCATTCTGGGCAAAATAGTAAAGGTGTTCGGCTCATGTTATTCCCCGGGAAGTTCTACACGAGCCAATTATAACAGATTTTAATCAGTTTGCGGAATAATTACTTCAAAATCAAATAGTAATCGATTGGAAAATGGTGAATTAATGATGTCCTGATCGTTGTTCACTGAATCACGGATTAAATCTTGCAAAACTTTGGTTTCTGTGGCCATATAGTTTTTTCGCAATTTAGTTACATCGCCAGTATTCGACCCGTTGGCAGGAATTACCCCGGATAGACCGGCAGGGAATCGATGTGCGTTCAATAGATCCTGTGCTGAAATGTTTTTGATATTGGCAAATTCGTCTTTGGCCGAGTTTAGATCGCCGACGGGTATTAGTTTTATACCGTCAGGGTTACCCTCCGGAATGCTTACAAACATATTTTTGAAATTACCTACCCCTTTTGAGTTTTCGATCCGTTCTTTTATTTCGTTTTCGACTTCATCAGAAATATTTGGATCATTAACGTAAAAAATGTAGCCCATGTGTGCACCATTATTATAATAACGACGGCGAAACATAGTTGATTCACTGTTCAACATTGCACTATTAACACCACCAAGGTAATCTGGTAGCCCGTATACGTGCTGCTGAGTATCTGGTATTTTCACCTGTATTACGTCGTCAACTGAATAGATAACAGTTTCGTTTTTGTTGGGAAAAACCCAGCCGGTGATCTCGTTTTCATCCTGGTTTTTTTGTGCCCTTAAATATAGTGACATTAACGGCATTAATCCGACTACATTACCGAACACGTTACGCAGTTTTAATAAATAACAATCACCAAAAATGATTAAATCTAAAAATGCTCCCATTGCTTGCATGTTGTTTAAACCACCGCTTTTGTAAGTGCTCAATAACATGTTGCGCCGTGCCTGTACTATTCCGCCGTGCTGAGCGTTAATATTGGGTAATTGTGACAACGCTAGCCGATCAACGGGTAGAATATAACAATCTCTTTCATATTCGTTGCGAGCGCCATAATAATAAGTGAGGTCGGTTAATACTGTTTCTGGCCGTTCAAATGATATTGAACTCATTCGAGTTGTTTTAGTTTTTTTTCGTTTAAAAGGATTAATCATTTTTGTAGTACCCATTTTGATTGTCGTTTTTTTGTGTTGTTCAATGGCTCGTTAAACACAGCGTGCGCGATTGCAAAAAATTCGTCTGCGTGTCCTGTCAATTCTGTTCGACTAGCGGCATATGTGATCTGATTTGATTTGGCCGTAGTTTGTTGCTCAATTGACATAAACGCCGTGATTAGGTTTTTTTGCTCCTCGTCCCACTCGATCCGCCCCTCTTCTACGACGTCAACCATTTTTAATACCAATTGATTTTTTATGTTGACGTTATAGTGAATGTCTCGCACTTCACGGCGAGCAAACTCTTTAATATGCTCATAAACACCATAGCCGATTCCAGTTATATCTATGCCAATATACGTGATGTTGAATTTTGATTTAATCTTCTTTATCTCGTTGGCCATGTATTTAAAATTCATGCCTCGCCATTGATAAATTGCTAATATTCTAAATTTTTCGTCGGGATGTAATGGCGGTGCCACTAATACAAACGTGGCATTATCCCTCGTTCGGCTGGGATCAAAACCTGCCCATACCTCACGATTTCCAAATGGTCGATCTGCCTTTAAGTCCAGATCTTGCCACGCACTAGCGTCGGTTATGCATTTTTGCAATTTTTCGAAGTCAAATACCCCCTTTCCGCTTTCGGCAAATTTACAACAATATAAAATCTTGAACGCTTGAATACTATTCGATTCTTTCAGGTCGTCGATATCGACTTTATCAAAACCGAGATTGATAGCATCTTCCATTGTGATCAACAGCCGCCAGAATTTATCCGGGCAAATGGTACCGTTCATTCGTAGCGTTTCATCGGCCGGAAAGTCAATATTTTTGCGTTTAGGTGATCCGTCTTTCCATTCCTCGCCCGACCATAATTTGTAACAAGGGTGATCTTTGGTGCTAGGTGTTGAAAATAACGTTATTCTAAAATCGCCCAGCGTTGCCATAGCTTTTGCACCGGTATAAAGTTCAATGAATTTTGACATCCAAAAAACTTCATCAAAATAAACATTACCGCTATAGCTTTGTGCTGTGCTTACGTTATTGGCACATAAAATCAAATTGGCGTGGTTGCTCAGTGTGATAAAATCGCCGCCCTTTATTTCAACCCCGAAAAACTCATCTGCAATACGTTTAATGTACATTGCAAATACGCGGGCTTGCGCTTTAGACGATGATACAAATATCTGATTATTTCCCGTTAATACAGCATCTTCAAACGCCTCAAAAGCAAAATAGAAGGTAAATCCGATCTGCCTACTTTTTAAGATAAATCGATAACGTGATGCCGTTTTATGCTCTCTAACATATAACTGGTGGGGATATAGCAACGTTTTTGCAACATTATCAAAATCTTCTTTCGTAATGCCGGAAACGTCATTTTTTCGCTTTTTACGCGGTTTTCTGCCGGGTTTGTCATTCAGTTGTTGTAAATTGTTGCTATCGCCTGTACTTGTTTTTACAGCATCCGCAACCGGCGTTAGTTCAGATTTTAGTTGATTCTTAGCTCGCGCATTGATTAATTTAACGTGCTGAATAATTAAATTATCAATTTCTTTTAATTCAATCTCGGTCTTGTTATCACGAGCGACTAATAGCGCTAACCGACGATTGATAGCATCTTCTACCGATTCTTCACTCAGCAGTAATGACCATTTGTATTTTTCTGCCCAATAGTAAACGATCCTCACATTTTTTAAATGCAACGATTTAGCTATCTCTTTCGGCGTATGGCGTTGTAAATAAAGCGCTTGCGCCGCTTTTATTAATTCGGGATTGTATCTCATGTGACTATTGTCTAACAATCACGTAAAACACTCATCAAAACCTTTTCGGAAAAGGCTTTATATCCGAATCACATCTGGTGAAAATTCAATTATTAATCGTTAACATACACACATCGATTAAATCAATTCAACCAAGTTAAAAATATGGCAGAAATAAAAATTAGTGATTGGTTATGCATCGCGCAGGAGGGTAAAACCATTGACGGTCGAGAAATCAAACGGGAATGGCTCGAAAGCGTTGTGAAAAATTATAGTGCAGAATTATATCAGGCTTTAGTTTGGTGTGAGCATGAAGATCCATTCTGGCGGCAATTTTCTGCCAACTTGGGCACGGTTGAAGAATTAAAGTTAGAGGAAAAAAAAGGGAAGCTAAGGCTGATGGCTCGTTTACGTGCTAACGCTATTCTTCAATCAATGAATGAACAAGAGCAAAAAATCTATTCATCGATTGAAATTTTACCGGATTTCCCCGAAGACGGTGATTTTTACCTTGTCGGGCTAGCTGCAACCGACCAGCCAGCAAGCGCTGGCACTTCACGACTTGCTTTTTCAGCTAATAAACAGGGTTTTCGAGCAGAGCCAGTTTTACTATTTAATTCTGAAAAAAATAATTGCTTACAAAGCAAAAAAATTAATTTATCAAAACTCACTAAAAGAGAGAATTTTAGCATGACACAAGACGAAATTGATGCGCTACTTGCCGAGCTTGAAGAAGCCAAGAGCGCAATTGCAGAACTCCAAGAACAAAATAAGACACTGATTGAACAGCTTGAAAATGGTAACGCCGAAGCAGCACAAGCAACAGCCGAAGAAATTCAAGGCAAGGCTGAGCAGGCAATCGATAACATTGAAGACGCTAAAGAAGCAACCGAAGCCGCGGCCGACAATGCTGAGTTTTCACGAATTAAAAAAGAAATGGCGCAACTCAAAGCAGAGCACAAAGCACTAACAGATAAATTTAATGCATTGATGAAAACCCCAGTGAGTCAAAAACCGGGTATTAGTTCACAAACATTTAGCATTGATTTGCACTAAGCACTAATAAACTATGAGATAAAACATATGTTAAATCAAAAAGCAGAACAGTTAATACAAAAATATTGCACGGCACTAGCTAAGCAAGCCGGCGTCATGGATATTACTAAGCAGTTTTCGTTATCTGATCCGATGGATACACGACTTCGTGAGGCTATTTTACACAGCACCGAGTTTTTAAAAATGATAACGTGTTTTGACGTTGATCAACTGAAAGGGCAGGTTGTTGTTACGGGCACTTCTCAATTATTGACGGGAAGAAAGTCAGGCGGTCGATTTATCAGAAAATTGGGCGTAGATGGTAACACTTACGAATTAAGCGAAACCGACTCATGTGCGGCATTAGATTGGGCAACGTTAAGTGTCTGGGCTAATTCGGGCGGTGAAGGTGAATTTTTTCGCATGATGCAGAGTTTCATCGATAAGCAGTTCGCCCTGGATATGCTCCGCATTGGCTTTAATGGTGTCAGTGTTGCAAACACTTCCGATCCCGACCAGTATCCAAATGGTGAAGATGTTAACAAAGGTTGGCATCAAATCGCTAAGGAGTGGAATAACGGATCTCAGGTTTTAACCGGCGGTGTCACTTTAGGTGTTGGTGGAACATATGAAACATTGGATGCCATGGCCTCGGATCTTGTCAATCATCTACCCGTTGAGTGCCGCAACGATCCAAATATCGTGATATTAGTTGGTAGTGATCTGCTTGCGCGTGAACAGTTCCGCTTATATAGCAAAGCCGACACGCCAACTGAAAATCTAGCTGCGGCGCAACTTGATACAATTATCGCAGGTAAAAAAGCCTTTGTTCCGCCATTTATGCCGGGTAAACGAATTGTGGCAACCACACTTAAAAATCTTCATATTTACACGCAAAAAGGCTCTCGACGCCGTGCGGCTGAAGATGTGCAAGATCGCAAACAGTTCGAAAACAAATATTGGCGCAACGAAGGTTATGCATTGGAAGTGCCGGAATTGTATGTCGCTATTGATGAAAGCGCAATTTCATTTGTTTAGTTTAATTTGTATTGCCGCTGGTTGTGAGCTAGCGGCTCAATAAAGGGTAAGTTTATGACAGTTGTTTTATCACCATTTCAACAACATCGGGAAAAAATAGCTCAAATCAACCAAGAAACGGCCATTTTAGTTGATTCTAAAGAGAGTCTGCATATTGTTAATGCTGAGTTGGAGCGGGATATCAAATACCTGCGCACCTTTGGTAATAACATGGCAGAGCGTAATGAATACAAATTAAACGTTGTATTGCCCAAATGGTTACCAAAAGCCGAGCGTTATTTGCAAGAAGAGCGTATCTACCCTAACCCAATTTTTGTTTGGTGCATAATTTGGCTGTTTGATACTCAGCAGTTCGATCAGGGTCTCGATTGGGCAGAAATTGCAATAGAGCAAAATCAGGACACGCCGACGGCGTGGAGCATGAAACTACCGGGTTTTGTGGCTAGGGCTGTATTTGAGTGGGTCGAAACCACGGCCGCCAATGGTCACTCAATCGAGCCGTATTTTAGTCGAGTGTTTGAACTTGTAAAAAACAAGTGGCGATTATATGAATCGGATAAGGCCGAATGGTACAAATTTGCTGGTTTATATCTATTACGCGATGAAAACGGCACGCCAAAAGCCACTGCGATTGATAATGTCGACACGTTAAAACAAGCGCAAGAACTATTGACACAGGCGCATGAAATTTACAGCAAAGTTGGTGTAAAAACTATGCTAGGGAACATTGAGCAACGAATTAATGCATTAACAAAATAACAGACTACACACAACCACCAGCGCCCAGCAGATGCGGATCCAGCATTTGCGAAATTCAAAATCTGTGTACGGGCGCTTTTTTAGAGGTATTTATGTTTAGTGGACAAGATTTTTCACAACAAAAAGTCATTATTAAAAATGACGGTTTTTGGCCTGATTTAGATTTATCTGAATTTCAAGTTGAACGGGCCATGTCACCAAACATTAACGCTCGGTTATTACGTGATGCGGTTGTGTCGGCAGTTGTTGAGATCAATTTGACGCTAGAACAATACAAAAAAACACAAATATCTAACGGAGTTAATACAGCATCAAAATGCGGAGTAGTCAGCGTTGATGACATATCATCAACAGTGATTATTTATAAAAAAGCTGTTTTTGCAAGGGCTAAAGCCGATTTGGTCGGTGAATTTGTCAGTATTGCTAGTCGAGATGACAAACTCGGCGAAAGCCAAAAAGAAATGCAGGCTGCATTGCTCGCGGAAAGCACACGAGAAATTCGTAAATTATTGGGTCTACGACGCTGTGGGATTGCGATAATATGAGTTTAATTAATGAGTTAACCACATTTTTAAAGGGTAACCTGCCTCCTGCGTTATATCGTGGGCAAAAATTTGGTTCGTTCATGGGCAATCTGGAAATCGATCGGGTATTTAAATTGGTAACAAAACAGCCAACAGAGCAACTTTTATGCGCAAAACTGAGATACGATGCCGTAATAACGTTTGACGAATTCCCGTACCGAGTTTATGACCCGTGTTTAGTATTTGCATTAGTTATGTGCTGGTTAGAAAGCAAAAACAGTGATGACGAACAATTTAATAATGTCAATCCAGATATAGATGTATCAGAAAACGACGAACAAACGGCGTATCTAATGATTTCAGTGCCACTATTCGAAAACATTACGTTAATTGAGCATGAAAACGGGTCAATACCTCATCGAGGCAAGCGTTACCGATTAGGTGAGACTAGTATTTGGATGCACCCAGAACAGGTAAATATCAATGCGAATTAGCGGCGAACTAAATAAAGTTCAATTAAAAGAGTTGCAAGCCGCCATTAAAAAGCTGGAGATGCAGAAACATAAAAAACAACGTCTTTTGTGGCGTATAGCAAAGCTGGGCATGATTCCGGCAATAAAAAGGAATATTAAAGAACAGAAAGACTTTAATGGTTCTGGTTTTAAAGAAAGGAAAGGCAAGCGTAAAAGCCCACTTTTGAAAAAAATAGCTAAACATATAGTAGTTAGAGAAATGCCGGCGATTGAAGCGGTGAAACTCTATTTTAAGGGACATTATAAAAGCACGTCGGATAAAAGCATCCCTATAGGCGTAGTTGCTGATGTGCAACAAAATGGGCGAACAATTCGACAAAATGCTAAACAGTTTAAAAAGCAATCTAATAGCAAAAAAAAAGGTTCGATTACAAAACAACAAATTAAAAAATTAAGAGAGCTAGGACATACGCACTCAAGAAAAGGAAAAGAAGTTAAATCATCGGTTAAGTGGCTTCGTGAAAATTATTCAAAGGCACAGGCAGGCGTAGTAATAAAAAGAATGGTCGATGAGCTAGTTAAGCAATTTTGGTCAGTAAAAATCCCTAGCCGTGCGTTTATGGGTATAACTGATAACGAATTTTCCAAAATATTAGAACGACAACTTAAAAATATTAGCTTTGGCTGGGATGTAAAAGCCCAAAACATGAAGAGGTAAAAATTAAATGACTTGGCCAACAATTACAATTAACCAATTAAATCTACTACAGGGCGAAACGGACGAAGTGGAGCGCCGCTTTTTGTTTGTCGGCAATGCTAGCAAAAACAAGGGGCAAATTATTTCAGTCAATGCGCAAACTGATTTCAACAGTGTATTGGGTAATGATGATAGCGCACTAAAAAAAGGCGTATTAGCAGCATTAGAAAATGCCGGCCAGAATTGGTTTGCCAGTATTGCAATACTCAATGACGGTCAGGACTGGACAGACGCTGTTATGAAGGCTCAGCAAATCGGATCGTTTGAAGCTGTCGTTTATGCTGAAAACATCAACAGCAAGGCTGAAATCAACAAAGCTATCACACTCCGTAAAAACCTCATTGCCAAATATGGCCGCTGGGTACGTTTTATTTTAGGTGTTGAGGGGCTACAATCCAATGAAACATGGGCTAAATATGAGTCAAGATTAGCTACGTTGCAAAGCGGTATCGCAGAATATGCTATCACATTAGTACCGATGATTTGGGGCAATGAGCCGTTTGTTAACGCTGGGCGATCATGTAATCGTTCTGTGACTGTTGCCGACGCGTTGGCACGGGTTAAAACGGGTGCAGTCAGTAATTTAGGTCGTGATACCCTGCCCGTTGATGCGGCGGGTATCGAACTGCCATTGGCAACATTACAAACACTGAACGCAAATCGTTATAGCGTGCCGATGTGGTACCCAGACTATGACGGCATTTATTGGGCAGATGATCGCACGTTAGATGTTGAGGGCGGCGATTATCAATCAGCCGAAACCGTACGCGTTATCGATAAAGTCGCACGAAAAATCCGATTATTAGCTATCGCTAAAGTTGCGGATGCGTCATTTAACAGTTCAGCTAATTCAATCGCTGTTCACCAGCAATATTTTGCTAAACCACTGCGTGAAATGTCTATTACTACGCAGATCAATGGTATTGAGTTTCCGGGCGAGGTCAAAAAACCGCGAGACGGCGATATCGTTATCACGTGGCAATCACAAAAAATTGTCGATATTTACGTCGTAGTGCGCACGCGTGATATTCCAATGCAAATAACTATTAGTCTGATGTTAGATTCATCATTAGATCAGTAATCAGGAGTAAAAAATGGGTTCGAGAATTTCGGGAAAATCATTTGACGTCAATTTTGGCGGTGAATTAATACAAGTTAAAAGCGTGACGTTAACTATCACTGATAACAGCGCCACAGCTACAACCAACGGTGTGCCCGACGGGCATATAGCTGGGTCGGTGTCAGCCGAGGGCGCAATTACGTTGACCAGCAAATATTTTAATAAATTAATCGATATTGCCAAAGCGGCCGGATCATTTCGTGATATGCCAGAGGCTGATTTTATGTTCTATGCCAATACCGGGGATGAGGAGCAAAGGATCGAAGCGTTTGGATGTAAGTTGAAAATTTCGGATCTGCTCAATGCTGATAAATCCAGTGACGATGAAACTACGCATACTATCGATTATATGGTGACATCACCCGATTTTGTCAGCATTAACGGAGTACCGTATCTATCAGCAACAGATACACGCAATTTATTAAATAACTAGATAACTAGGTTTTTACAATGACAGATGATGAATCGTTACTAGTCAAAATTGGTCTGGTCGGATTTATGCTCGGCATAGCTAAATTGTTAGCAGGAGACGAGGCGATCACGTGGCGAAAAGTTGTTGGCAGGTCTTTGCTTGGTACCGGCTCCTCGCTGATTGCCGGACTAATCATGATCCCCCACCCCAATGCGCCGCAATTGGTTGTTGTTGGAGCCGCGGCGTTGTTAGGTATTTTAGGGCATTCATTAATTGAATGGGTTGTTATCACCTATATAGATAAGAAGAAAGAGGATAATAAATGAATTTGTCACAACACTTTAAACTTTCAGAATTTGCGTGTAAATGCGGTTGCGGCCGTGATGATATCAATCCGAAATTGATTGATGTGCTGGAGGACGTGCGGATTCATTTTAACACCCCAGTCTACATTAACAGCGGTTGCCGCTGTCCACAGCATAATCAATCCGTGGGCGGAACGCGGCACAGCCAACATATTTTAGGTAATGCGGCTGACATCAGCGTCAAACGCGTTAATCCTAAATCTGTGGCTGATTATTTGGAAACCAAATACCCGGATAAATTCGGCATTGGTCGCTACAAAACATTTACCCACATTGACCTCAGAGCAATTAAGGCGCGCTGGGGTTCAAATGAATAAAAGCCGGCTGGTCATTGTTGGAATTTTTGTATTAATGGTTTTCGGATCTGGTGTTTATTTTGCGTCATTACAACATGATAGCAAATTGTTAAAACAGATAAATCAGCTGAATCGTGAAACAAACCGACATCAATTAGTTATTAACAATAAATCGCACGAGCTGGAAATAAAATTACAACAGGTTAAAACATATGAAAGACAAAATCACAAAAAACCGCAGGCCGCTGGCGATGCTACTAATAGCAATTGCATTAGTTCTGATTTTGTCGAGCTGTTCAATCAACAAACAGCAGAATACGAGAATATTTTATCAGCAAAACACGTTAACGAAATGCGTTGAAACATTGCCGCGTATCGAAAATAACACAGCATCGGCAATACAAAACGCATTAATTGAATGGCGCGGCATTTATATTGACTGCGCACTCAGACACAACATTTTAATTGAAACAATAATCGAGGTAGAACATGAAAATCACATTAACAATTAATGGCACAGATATTACATTCGAGCCGACAAAGCTCGCTTATAACTCGTATATCAATGATATTACGATGAACGACAAAATCGCTCCAGCAACTAATTTTTTACGTCGTACTGTCGTCGCAGACGATAAAGAAAAGTTAAACGAGATCCTAGAAAAACACGTCGGCGCGGCATTACAAATTATTGAGAAAATTATTAAACAATTTGTTCCCGATTTGGAAATTGAGATAAAAAACTAAACAGGCGAGTTAGTAAAATTAGCAAAAATTCGTTGGAACAACTGCTAATTTTGCGCCGCTACTATTTGCCTACTGAGGACGATAGCAGCGAAAACCTCGCCCGTGCAGCATGGTTAGATAATCATTTATCCGAGGTAACGGCTGCGGCAGTGGCTAACGGTATAGGTAGAGCATTTAAGGGCGTTAAATAATGTCATCATCATTAGATTTTACAATTAGATTGACGGATCGCGTTACAGCACCGCTGAAACGTGTTCAGGCACAATTTAAATCGTTTAATGCGACCGCAGCCAATTCGTTTAAAAAAATTGGTGGCGGCGGGTTGGCGCTGTTTGCCGTTGCTAAAAGCATAACTGCCCTTCTATCTCCTGCCGAAGAAATGGAGCGTGCGCTAAAAAACGCCAGTATCGGCGGTGTTTCGTCAATTGATAACCTGCGCACTGCTGCTAAAAAATTTAGTGCTGAGTATGGTACCAGCGCGCTTGATTTTGTTAACTCCGCATCATCAATTAAAAGCGCCCTAGCCGGTATTAGTGATCACGATGTACCGCAAGCAACTGCTGCAATGAATTTATTATCAAAGGCAACCGGTGACAACATGGAAACGTCAACGGCTTATATTGAACAAATGGCGTCAAGCTATAAAAACACCATGAATAAGGTTGGTCAACTAAATTTTGCACGTCACGCCGCCGGCATTGCCGCCTATGCAAAATCAAACTTTAATGTATCAACCCAACAACTGCAAAGCATGATGCAAAGCACAAAAGGTACAGCGGCTAATAACGGCGTCAGCATGGCCGAGCAGTCAGTTGTACTGAGCATGGCGAGCAAAAGTCTTGGTAATGGTGCTGCTGGTTCATATGCAGCACTGTACAAAAACTTAGGCAAAGCTGGCAAAGAGTTAGGGCTTTCGTTTGCTGATGCTAACGGCAAAATGTTATCAATGCCGGATATCATTGAAAAAATACAGGGCAAATTTGGTCAAGATTTATCAAAAAACATAAAAGCCCAACAAGCTCTTGATAAAGCACTGGGGGGCGGAGCTGACATTATCAAAGTGCTCGCAAATAATTCTGGTGAATTGCGACAACACATGAAAGAGGTCGGCAAAGGTCAGAATTTTAAACTAATGCAGCGAATGGCCGAGGCGAATGTGAAACCGCTCGATCGGATCAGCGCTCAATTCATGAACATTAAAGAATCTCTCGGCCGCGCATTATTACCAGTTTTAACACCTGTTATGAATACGATCGGAGGATTAATTGGTAAATTTTCTAAATGGCTGGAACTGTTCCCTAATTTAGCCAAATGGTTAGGTATTGTCACAGTGGCGTTTATGGGGCTGGCTGCTGTGGCCGCGATTTTCGCAATTATTTCTGGGGTTGTCTCGTTGCTACTCTCGCCTATTATGTTGATCGTTTTGGCAATCGGTGCGGTAATCGCTGTTTGTTGGATTTTTCGGGATAAAATCGGCGCTGTTATCAATTGGGTTATTGATAAATTTCAGGCGTTTTGGACAGCGCTCAGTCAAACGTGGTTTATTCAGGCGTTGATAAAATTTTTCCAATTTCTGGGGGCAGTTTTTTCGACTGTTTGGCGTGGGATTTCCGCGGCGTTTGATGCATGGATATCAGTAATTGGCTGGCTGTTTAATACAATTGTTTCCGCATTTTCAACAATCATCGACGTTATAGGGGATTTTTGGAACAGCATCCGTGACACCTGGATCATTAATCTGCTGGTCGATAGTTTCAACTGGTTGTTTGATCTGGTGTGTTCAGGTTGGGATCTGATTATGTCGGCGTTCGACGCGTTGGTTGACGGGCTGTGTGCTGCCTGGGATTGGTTTGTGGGATTTTTCACCGATTTTTCGTTTTTTGATTCGTTTTCTGAAATCGGGAGCGCGTTGATCGGGATGTTCTCGAACACCTGGAAAAGAGTTAAAAACATGGGAGTTGCGGTTATCAACGCTATTATCGAGGGACTCAATTACATACCGGGCGTAAATATTGAGCTGCTAGAATACGAGAAAATTGACGAGCCGGAACGCGCCCCTGTCAACCCTGCTAAATCGCCGATTACTAGCACTGTTGTTAGTGAAATAGAGCCTGGAGGGTTGTCTCGTGAAATTCGCAATAACAAATCTCAATCTATCGATAATAGTAAAAATATTCAATCGGTTACTATAAACAACGCGCAGCCACTGACGCCTGCGCAATTACAGGAGTGGGAAACGCTCTATGCTGGATAAGTATTTTGATTTACTGATAACTGATCGCGATTTTATGCTCAATGCCGGCTATGAGCCAATTTTAGCAAAAAATCAACAAAGCATTGGGCAGGATATTCAGCACGCAATTATCGAAAGCGGTTTAGCCACTGAATTAGTTGCTGAACGATCGCCCACAATGCGTTACGACGTATACACTAAAATTATTTTACTCGTGGAAAGCGATCGTCGAATTGTGCCTGGCACGGCGCACATCAAAGAGGAAACGGCAGGACGGCTTTATCTGACTGCTGACACATACGAATTTGGAAAAATTGGAGTAACAATCGATGGCTGATTATCAGAAAATGTTTGAAAAAATCCTGCACGACCATGGTCTACCTATTGACGAAAACGCCGTACGCAGCGAGTTCGAGGAGTTGGTCAGAACTGAAGGGCTGATTACCAACACGTCGAAATATTCGCCGTTTTGGCGTCTAATTTTAGCTATTGTCATTCAACCTTATATTTGGCTAAAAAATGCATTTATCAAAAACGTGCTGATGAATATGTTTTTAATGACAGCCCGCGGTCAATTTTTAGATTTGTTTGCTAATGCTGTTAATTTAGAGCGTAAACCAGCAACAGCGGCAACAGGTGAAATTCTATTTACTAAATCAAATCAGAATCTATCGGTGGTTATACCTGCGGGCACTGTCATCAGTTCTCCAGAAATTAACGGCGTTACGTATCAATTACAAACCACTCAGGAGTATAGTATCCCTGTGGGCGTTGAACGTGCACGTGTTCCTGTGGTGGCAGTCGGCAGCGGTGAAAATTACAATTTAGCCGCAGGTTATTATCGTTATTTGGTTGAACAGATCGACGGCATAACAGTTGCCAATGATGACAATTGGCTGATCTCTCCGGGCGCTAATATTGAATCAGATGATGATTTACGAGAACGCGTCAGAAACCAGTACAATTTTGTCGGGCATTACCATACAGATGCGGTTTACCGTGGTATTGTGACAACAATTACCGGGATATCAACTAAACAAATCTATTTTGTTCACGATGCGCCTCGTGGCCCCGGTACGGCTAATCTGTATCTATTATTAAACGATGGCGTTGATTCGACCTATTTTATAGACAAAATAAACGACCATATTATGGGGCACGGCTACCGTGGTCACGGTGATGATTTACGTTGTTTTGCAATACCAGATAAAAAAATTGATATTAACGTCAAATTGTATTTTGATCGTGAACAACAGCCGTCTGATGTCAATCAATACGTATTGAATGTTGAAAATTTTATCCGTTGCGCATTTCGTCAGAACAATGACTACAACGTAACACCAGTAAACGCTTTTTCCCGTTTTAGTATCTCAAAATTAAACGAGGAACTACATGATCAGTTTTGCGAATTGCATTCGATTGTATTTGACATTGGCGACATTGTCAGCGAATTAGAGGTACCTCGACTGCGAACACTAAAAATTAGTGCCGAGGTTACAGAATGAAATTACAAATTAAATTGCCAATTTGGATGAACAAAGGCGAGCCGTTAAAACTGGCTAACGCCGCAGTTCAATACTGGGAACGGATGTATAAATGGTTGCAATTCCCCATTTTGCAGTTCGACCCGCTAACCTGTGATGCGCGGCTGTTATTTTTATACGCGTATCAACGAGACATTCAGCGACTGAATAATGAATCCCTCCAGCTCTATCGAAGACGCATTAAATACGCGTGCTCTAACGCCGCTGATTCTGGATCCGTTGCCGGGTTTAGAAATATTTTTGAGCGTTTAGAAATTGGTGCAGTTCAAATACTGGAACGTCAGCACGGCTACGATTGGGACGTTATTATTCTGAGATTATCAGATAACCAGTTAACAAATAATCGTGAATTACTAACTGAAATTATCAGACAATACGGCCGAACGTGCAGACGTTATTATTTTGAGATTGTTCACACGCAACCAATTCGTTTTCGATGCGGTGATTTCAATAATAATCAGCGTTACAACGGATCTGAATTTGATTTTAAACGAACACACCTGTCAGCGGTAATTGTTAGCGTTGGCGGATTTGGTGAAATAAAAACTCTACGGGGTACAACATGAGTAAAACGGCAATAATAAAAACAGGCGAACAATTTTTTATGCGTCAACTGAGCCAATCCCAACCGATAACGTTGGATCGGGTAATTTTTGCAAATATTGACGGAGTTAACGGGGATACCGATATCGATTTTAACGGTTTGATACCGTCCGCTGATCAGGTTGTACACACAGCGCCTGTCACTCAGACCGGGTTATTAAACGATAGAACCGTGGTTTATTCGGTTATTTTAGATACCGGTGTCGGGGATTTTTTGTTTAATTATATCGGGCTGATTAACGCGGAAACTAATACGCTATGTATGGTAATGCATACTGATCTAACTCGAAAAATAAAAACCGCTGGACAACGACAGGGTAATACTATCACTGAATCAATTTGGTTAGAAATCGATAACGCGTCTGAATCAACGGGTATTACAGTTAATGCAGAAACCTGGCAAATTGACTACTCAAAACGATTGGCGGGTGAGGATGAGCGCATCCGATTAACAAACTATGATTTATATAATCGATTGGCAATTCATTACGGTTTTGAAATAACCAAAACTGGCGATCAAATGGCTGTATCGTCAGGTTTGGCGTACGTTGCCGGTTTACGTGTTGAACACAAAACTGAAACCTCGATAAACATTGAAAGCAATCAATCGCTATATATTGATGCGTGGCTGGCTGGTACCGCAACTGGCGAATGGTCAGTAAACTATAATTTAATTACAGGTACAAATTTACGGGATTACGAACACGCCGGATCTGCTCATTACGTTGAACGTGTTGCCTCAGTTGACGCCAATGGTCAGCTGATTGTTGTTAAACCGAAATCATTTGTCACCACGTCCGATCGTGCGTCAACTGATAACTGGGGGATAGTCCGACTCAGCTCGGCAACAAATAGTGAATCTGAATTAGAGGCGTCCACACCGCTGGCCGTAAAAATCACTCACGATTTGGCATCGTCAGCGAATGATAGCGCTAGTCACGCACACGAAAAATTGTCCGCTATTGAGCCGGTTGTGTCCCAGTTGCACGATAAAATATCTATTAACAACAACAAAACCACAATTTTTTCACCCAATAAACAATTTGGGTACGTCATTGACAATGACGGCACGATTGGTCGCTGCGATAGCGACAACCGTTATTCATGGGCGTTTGATCGTTCAGGCGTTTTAACAGGCGGACGAGTGCCGGCAGCAAACGTTATCGATTTATCAAAACACGTTGAACAATTATTTTCGCAGGGCTGGAGCGATCGTGCTGGTTTTGTTAAATTGCCGTCTGGGGTTTTGATCCAGTGGGGGCAGGTCGATTATTACGAATCATGGGGTGCGAATGGCGGAACTGGTAATTTTTTTACCTCGTTCCCTAACGCGTGTCTGTCGATCGTGTGTAGTGACCGCGACGCTGGTGCACACTCGATCGGCGCCTGGCCAATATCACGATCTCAATTTAAATTCTGGGGTCGTTCCAGCGAGTCGTCTTTTAAAAACTCAGCCATAACGTATTTAGCTATAGGGGTATAAAATGAGATTTTTTTTCGATCACGATTCCAATTCGTTTTACATTGACGCTGTCAACGATTCGATCCCGCACACGGCGATCGAAATCACGCAGCAGCAACATCACGATTTATACGCTGCAATCAACGCTGGTTGCGTTGTATTTGATGATTTGTCGTATTCAGAGCCTAGGCCGTCTCAGTTTCACGAGTGGGACGGCCAGAAATGGGTCAAAAATATTTCTAGCTATGATCGTTATATCATTGAGCAGAATCAGACTGTGAAAAATTTATTGATTTCTGATGCTAACGAACAGATAGCTGTGTTACAGGATATTATCGATCTCGATATGCAGTCCGCGGATGAGGAGCGGCAGCTCAAACAGTGGAAAAAATACAGAATTTTGTTAACGCGTATTGACGCGAATCAAACTGAAATAAATTGGCCAGCGAAACCGGAATAATCAATTATGTGGTGTGATAAAACATTTTCATTAGCAAAATATCAACAGATGAACTATGAGATTATAGCGATTGAGCCGTATCCAATTACTAATAGCAAATTTTTATCCCCCACCGAGGCGATTAACGCACTGCAACGCCAGATCGACAGCATAACGCCGGTTGCTGTTATGATGATTTCGTCTGTAACAGAAGCTGATTTTATTCATAGGTTAACGGCGTTTAGCCGGTGCTGGGATTTGCCAGAAATTACGCGCGCATTGAGAACAGCCAAAACTGTGCAGGATTTGGAAATAACAAAAATGGTTATCCCAAGCCCTGCCGATCGCAGGGTGGTCAAACAATTGTCATCTAATAACACTCGTGCAATTATTAATGCTCAAACATTGAAATTGGCACAACACTGCCCTCAGTCGTCAATAAACAGCGTAATGCGTGAACTGCAACAGTTTGCACAGAAAAAATCTGAAATTTTAAATAATGTCGCAGACAATACGGCATCATTAACTGGCGGTTGTGTTGATGTTAATTTTTTCTATGGTTTGCCCTGTGAGCTCTATAAAAATTTGCCCAACAGCGAGCATATTTTTACGTTTTTGTTAGCGTTTTCAGATATTAATTTAACCCCTGTTTTGGAGCTAGTGTATGATCGAGAACTCGTCAGCCAATAACGGATCGTCAGGACGCGTTGATAATATTGTATTGGCGTTGGATGGTGAGTCAATCGTATTAAAAAATCCGTCAGTTTCCGTTGAGTATGATTTGCCAGAGGATGACCAGAGCGGACAATCCTCGTCAACAAACAGTAGTGAAAAAGGGATTAAGCCAAAAAAGTTAAGCGTTAGCGGTTTGATTGAGTTCTCAACGCCGGATCGGCTCAGCCGTTTAATCGAATTGTCGTATCAAACAGAAAACGGCGGTGCAAAAAAATTATATCGTATCGCCAACGCCACGGCTAACGTCGTCAATCTACGTGAGGCTGTTTTCAGCGGAAAGGTTTCGGTTTCTCCTCACTCATCACTGCTCGCGTGGCAGGTGGCCTTCACGCTATCAGAGCGGAAATCTGTCCCCGAAAAACGAGAAACTCGCGCGCAACAACTGGCGGTAGAAAACGGTGATGAGCACGTCGGGGCGATAATTGAAGAGGTGCCAGGCGAGGAGGCGGAAAACGCTGAGCTTTCCTGGTTTGAGCAGAATGTTTTGGCGCGGGCTAATGATGCGTTAGGGTAGTCAAATGAGAATAAACAAATGTGCAATTGTCAATGGCGAGCGCATTCAGATTATTGATTGTAATATCGTTTTGGAATTAAATTCGTGTGGACGTGGTTTTATTACCGTCCCTGCTAACGATTCATACATAAACAAAACGTTGATTATAAACGTTGGATACGGCAATGATTTGCAGCGATTTTTTACCGGATACGTCGAGGGTGAGCAGCCTGCGGCACGCAACACTAAAAAATTATTTGTTCGTGAATTAATCGGATGTTATCAACAAACGATTGATTGCTCGTTTCAACATCCAACATTAAAAATTGTTACTGATTATTTAGCGTCAAAAAACGGTTTACAATTCGATTTGCCAGCCGCTGATTATGTTAATACTAAAATCCCGCATTTTAAACACGCAGGAACAGGCGATCATCTATTACGCGAGATCGGCAGAGCGTTCAGCATTCCGGAATACGTTTTTTTTCAAACGCCGACAGGCAAAATCTATTGCGGTAGTTATAGTGACAGCTATTTTTCTGATAAAAATATCGATTTGGGCGACAATTTAAATAAAGTTTCGTCGTCTACCGCTGGATCAAATATGGTGGAAATTCCACTGGTACCAAAATTACGGCCTGGAGTAAAAATAAACGGAAAAAAAATTACTACTGTCAATTTGATTAACGATAATATGACGATCTCGTTTGAGGATGTCACCGTTAAAAAATCGGCAGCACGCCGTCAAATTGAACGAGAATTCCCAGAGTTGGCAGACGGCTATCATCTGTCAAAATTAGCCCGTGTTGTCGCAATTTCGGACGAAACTAATCTAGGTGATATATCAACACCATTTCGCCCTAAATACGCAGTAAACGTGCAATTATTGGATGAAAACGGCAACGAATCTAAAACACCGGTCTATAAATCCGTTCCCTTGCCGGTAACCAATATCGGATCTGAGGGGGGATCGTATCATTATCCCGAGGTAGGTACCGAGGTTGAGATAGGTTTTATTAACGGCAGACCAGACCAACCAGTAATACGCAATATTTACCCAAACAACAAAACAATGCCCTGCATCAAAAAAAACGAACATCTGCTACAGCAGCGTGCAGAGGTTTTTACTAAAATTGACCACGTAGGCAACATGACCCGCGAGAGCGATCAGACGGTAACTGATAACGCCCGCGATTATTGTTTAAATAGCGATTCGTCAACAGAAAAAACAACAACCAAAACAGTTTCGGTTGCTGCAAATTATACAGTTAATGTCTACAGTAATTACAAATTGTCCGCTAACACGTTAAGTGCGATTTCGTTAGGTGATTTTACAGTCGGCACCAACTCGAACCAGGTGCAATACGTGGGCAAAAATTACACGTTAAACGTTGACGGGGATCAGTGCGTCCAAATAAAACAAAATTGTGATTTAACGGTGACTAATAGTATCACAACCACCGCTAGCGAAATTCGTGAAACGGTTGCCACTATTCGTCAATCAATAGCCGGTGCCCAACAACAAATACTGGCGCCGTCGGTTTGGTTGGGATCGTCAACAATAAATATTTCGCAACTGATGCTAGACACGTTAGAATTAATTGAACGCCTCGCAGAGCTGACCGCTCAACACACACATCCAAATACCAGCCCTCCTACAAATTCGGCGGCAATTAACGGCGTTAAATTAGATGCTCTCAAATTGGATGAAAAATATTCGCCAATTATAGCTAAATAGTCGTTGTTTTGATTAGCCCCTGCTGGGGCGTTTTATTGTGCTCTTATACATCGAAATAGCGTTTTCTATTATTTTCGATTGCGGCGTGCCTGTCAGTTTACTCAGTTCAGATATGAGTTCAATTGTTTCAATTGGTAGTTTGTATCCTCGCGATTTTACCCGTCGCTTTTCATCACTACGTTTTTGGATTTCTGATCTCGATAATGCCACGTTAGCCCCCTATTGATTTTTAATTAATCAATTGATATATTAGGATCATCGGTGGGGTGGCACCCCCACCGTTGATTGGAACTAGTAAACAGGTATCGCTACCGTTATTAGAACCAAGAGAATTAAGATCCTAATCATCTTATTCTCTCCTTATTTGCCCCCGTCTGCGGTCGGGGGTTTACCGTATCAGCACCCCGCTGATGTTTATAATTATAGATGCACCTACCTATAAAATCAACTCTTTTTTCAAAAAATATCCAATTATTAATTTATTAATCATCAAAAATCAAAATTTAAACACCAAATCGATCGCATGACCAAAACGGCGCTACACCGCACCCGCCTACAGGCTTTGGTCACGCATTTTTTTTCAGTTTTATTTTACTACAAAACAAATTGCCGGAGCTTATTGTGAAAAGGATCGGAAAGGATCGTAAGAAACTGAAATAATTGAAAGGTTTTTCACTTTTTTACAGTTTTTGATTGTGCAAAAGGATCGTTGATAAACGTTAATTAATTGATTTATTTGTATATTTTTATTTTAGGTGAGGTTATAAAATGATTTAAATTAAAAGAAAAATAAATATCTATATAAAAATCAGATAGATATTTATTTTGAAAACTGAAATTTATTAAGAGTTAATTTTGTATTTCACCGTCAATACAACCTACAGCAAAAGTATGCATCGGACTACCGTCTTCACTACTAATCCCGCTAGCTATACCGAGTAATACAAAAGCACCTGTACCTAAATATTCATTCATCTCATTTATTTCTTGATGATTAAATATAATAACACTTTTGATATTCGAATAATCAATATTTGTGTTTTGTACTTTTAAGTTATCTAGATCTACCATTTCTTGATTCCTCATAATTAATATTATTAGGCGAACTGAATAAGGTTGACCTTACCGTGAAAAAGAAAACGGCGAGCCTTTCAGCTCCCTTGTCCAGCCCACCAAGTTAATTATTGTACCTGATTAATGGCATTATATAAAAGATCTGAAACACAACACATTGCGATCAGTGTCTCATTTCGGTCTAAATTTCCATTAATGGTTAGTCGGGTGACTAGTTCTGCTTGCTCTAGTTTAGAAAAACTATTTAAGTCTAATTCTACAGTATCAACTAAGGTATTTTTTGATTGGGGAACATGCTTTTTCAT